AAAGCTGCTGCGGATGCTCAAGCCGCTGCGGATGCTAAAGCTGTTGCGGATGCTAAAGCTGTTGCGGATGCTAAAGCCCTAGCCGATGCTAAAGCTGCTGCGGATGCTAAAGCCTTAGCCGATGCCGAAGCTAAAGGTTTAGCCGATGCCGAAGCCGCTGCCAAAGCTAGGGCCGAAGCCGCCGCCAAAGCACAAGCTGATGCTCAAGCCGCCGCCGATGCTCAAGCCGCCGCCGATGCCAAAGCCGCCGCCGATGCCAAAGCCCTAGCCGATGCCAAAGCTGCTGCTGAACTTGGGAGTGGTTTGCAGGGAGATGGTACTAAACCGGGAGATGGTACTGAACCGGGGACAGGTATTAAACCGGGGACAGGTACTAAACCGGGGACAGGTACTGAACCGGGAGATGGTAAGCCCGGAGATGATGGGCTGGGAGGCGATGGATCCGGAGGTTCGGGGACAGGTACTAAACCGGGAACAGGAGAACCTAAGCCGGTAACAGAGCCTCCTAAGCCGGTAACAGAGCCTCCTAAGCCGGTAACAGAGCCTCCTAAGCCGGTAACAGAGCCTCCTAAGCCGGAAACAGAAACTCCTGATGACACTACTGATGACACTACTGATGACACTACAAACCCTAGACCTAAACCCACAGGATCTACAGGGGCTACAGACACGGCGGGGGCTGCAAAAGGCAGTGAAGAACCTTCAAAACCCGCTTTTGATTATTTAGCAGCAACAGCTCAAAAGTATAACCCTGTTAAATATATAAATATCGCTGGGGGAAATTTCCCTATTTACGGGTCTACTTCTTCCGCGCAAACAGGAAATAATATGGCTTCTAATGCACCTATGGAAAATGGAAAATTTCAGCCAATCCAACCTTTTAAGCCATTTCAAACTTTTGGGGCACCTGATAGTGACCAAACTGAAGGGTTGTTTGGTAATAATTTAGGATTTGCTTATGGGGGCAACGTAGAAAGTTCCGATCCTATGAACCCAATGGGCGGTGTGCCTGCTTCGCAATTTGGACTTGCTGCGTTGGAAAAGGGCGGGATAGCCAAAGATAAACCATTTGAAGGCTACCTCGACGGCCCCGGCGATGGGATGAGTGATTCGATCAAAGCCACTATCGACGGCCAGCAACCCGCTCGGCTTGCAGATGGGGAGTTCGTTATCCCTGCGGATGTTGTAAGCCACCTTGGCAACGGCTCTAGTAAAGCTGGCGCTAAAATGCTATACGCCATGATGGATAGGATTCGTAAAGCCCGCACTGGAAATCCTAAGCAGGGCAAAGAAATTAACCCCAGCAAATTTTTGCCTGCCTAAAGCGGTTAGGAGATTACAATGGCCTATAACGCAAATTCTCCTACTTCGGGGATTACCACTAAAGGTACTAATACCACCGGGACTGCGTTTACCCCGGAAATCCAAGGCGCTGTTAAAAAAGCGATAACAAACGTAAACGACGCTTACGGTAAAAAATGGGAAGTCCTTGGTAATCAAGGGCAATACTTTGCCCCAACTAACACCGCGCAAAAAAACTATTTTACTAATGCTGGAGCTTTGAAAGCCCCAGATGAATATGATTCGTCTGGGAATCTCTATACGGGGGTAGGGAGTAGTACGTTCAATCAGGCACAAGCTGATCAGTACATGTCCCCGTACCAAGCTGCTGTTACTCAAACCACAATGGATGAGATGCAGCGACAACAAGACCGAGAATTAGCGCAGCTTGGCTTACGAAGCGTAAAGGGGGCGGGATTAGGTTCCAGTGGGTATTCGCTTGCACAAGCGTTATCTAACCAAAATTATGGGCAAACCGCCGCTGCCATGTACGCTAAATTGCAGCAGGCTGCATATGAAAACGCGCAAAAACAGTACAACGCTGAGCAAGCCAGCCGACTTCAAGCTGCACAAGGACTTGGGTCGCTTGGGGCTAACATAAGTTCTTCTGATATTGATCGCCTAAAAGCGCAAGGACTCGCAGCAACTGAAGAATACAATCTTGCTCAAAAACCGTTAGACCTTCGACTACAAGAGGATAAAGCGGCTAGGGAAGCCCCAATGACGATGGCGTCTAATCAAGTAAGTGCGCTACAGGGTATCCCAAGGGAAACTACTGAAACTCAAACGAAAGATGAAACTCAGAATACTTATGGGGTAGACCCTTCAACACTACAGATGATTACTAGCGGCATTAACGCGGTGCTTCAAACGGCTACCAAAGGCGAAGACATTGTTAAAGGGTTGTCGGCTTTGTTTGGCGGTGCCGAAAAAGCTAAAAAATGGTTTGGTGATCTTTTTGGGGACGATGAATAAACAACGATAGAGGATTGGGGCATTCCATGAGCATACTTTCGCCAAACGCCACGCAATTTCAGTTGCTAGTAAAAAAACTCAGCGATGGAGCTTTGTCTCAAGCGTTGCAGATGCACGCAGATCCGTCCGATCCGAAAGGGTTCTGGTTGGCCCAAGAAGCTATGGGCCGCGCTGCTGCTCGCAAAGAGGCACAGGCGGGGAACGCTAATCCGCCCACGGTCGTTCAGCAGTTAGCGAAGCAGTTGACCCCCCAACCCCCAGCCCCCCCACAGGGTATGCCCCCGATGCCTCCGCAGGGAGTTCCGGGTATGGGCGCTATGCCCCCGATGCCTCAAGTAGCCGCTCCCATGCCGCCCCAAGGTATGCCCCCGCAGATGCCGCCAATGCCCCCGCAGATGCCGCCTCAAGCACCGCCGGTTGCTATGGCCCAAGCAGGCGGCCACGTTCACGACTACGGTATCGCCGGTCTTCCTTATATGCCCCGGTATGAACACGGTGGGATTGTGTCGTTCGCCAAAGGCGGGGACGAAGGGATGGACGAAGGATTATACGAAGGGCAAAGTTTTGAAGGGTATAACCCGGATGACCCGAGTCAGATGCTTGCGGAATTAGACACAAAAGGAAGAAGCAAAGAAAACCAACAGCAATTAGAAGCAGATACGGATGCCGCAAATGTTCTTACTGCACTTAGATCAATAGTGACAGGCCCAGCATTGGGATTAGCTGGGGCGGCGGATGTAGGGACTATGATCCCTCGGGCATTTGGTTCTCTTGCGTGGGAACGTGGGAAAGATGGCAAACTTACGCGGAACATGGACAGCCCTGATTTTAACTGGTTTCCGGCTACAGAAGCGGTGAAAAATTGGGCGGAAGCCCCTATTGGCGATGATTTTGTTAGCACCCGCTATGACCCCAATTCAGACAATGCTCCACCCCCCAAGGAAAAATTTAAGCCTATCACTTCTAATGTGTTTTCTGCGGCTAATCCTAACGCTAGTGCGCCACCTAAAACTGAAGCCGCGCCGTTCAATCCAAATTGGCTAGTCTCGGCTAATGCCCCGCCTTCGTTGGCGCAAGCTTCTTCAGATAAGACTCCTCCGACAGCGCCAAGAAGGATCGTGGAAGTAACCTCCAAACCGCCAGCGGTTTCTGCTGGGATAACCACGCCGCGTGTTGGTGCGGGAACGGGGAACGCCCCCACGCTTATAAAAGATGAGCCACAAGAATACACGCCGGAAAAAGAAGCAGAAAATAGGCGGTTTGAAGAAGATTTACAGCGTAGCTATGGGTACAACCCTAACCTAAATGCTGACTTTTTAGCGGAAAACGCTAAAGATATTGAAGCCCTTAAGAAAGAATCAGGATTACAATCAATCCGTGATATTGGTAACGCTTTAGCCGCATTTTCTGGCGCAGATAGTGACGCCAAAGGATTTGTAGCATTCTCTCAGCAACTTGGGAAAAACTTTGCTGAAAGTGACAAAGCTATGGACATGAAAAAAGATGCTTTGAAAAAATACAATAGAGAGCTACGTTTAGCTGAAAACGACATAAGAAATAATAAAGTAGAAAAAGGCATGGCTCGTAGAGTAAGAGCGGAAGAACAAATAGCGCAGGCAAAGGTGAAGTACACCGAAGCGCAAAACGCTTTTATAATTGAGCAATATAAACAAAAAAGGGAAGATATGCGTAAAGAAATGGAAGAAGCAAACGCTAATCTTCGTAATGAACGATCTGTACGCGCTGAAGAACTTAGAGCCCTCGCAGTAAGAGAAGCGGCAACACAAGATAAATTAAACAGTTTCTTTACATCTGGGCTTCTAACGGAAGAACAATTTGTTAATCTTAAGGTTAAATTTAGTAAAGACATAGATAGCGACGATGTAGCTAGTTATATATCAACTACAACCGGGGTTGCCGTTGATCCAGATAAACTCACAGAAGCAGATATTGAAAAATACACAGACGAAATTGCTAATATCAAAGTTACAAATTATGTGGAACAATCTCGAAAATTTATAGGCGGCCAGAAAAAAGACATAGCAGAAGTTTTATATGGTTCGGGCCGAGGGTTAGGATCGTTTACCGCTTCCCCCTTGCCGCAGCGTTAGTCCAATTTGGAGATCAGTTGAATGCAGACGTTTTTAGTTAAAACGCCGGATGGCCGTGCTTTTGAAGTAGACGGCGAAAACGAAAATGATGCGATCAACTATCTTCAAAACGCCCTTGGTGGGGACACCGACTCTAGTGCTCCTATAGCGCCCCAACGCCCTTCGATAGACAGCACCATTGATGCTTATGGGCGGTATCTAAACCGGCAAGGGGAAACTTCTCCCGAAGAAGCCCCCCAACAAGACGACACCTATCTGCAAGATTTACTTGCTAGGACTAAACGTCAACGAGGTTTTGGGGATAATTTTGGGCCTGCGTTCTCTCGGGCTAGTACGGGCGTAGAGTCTACGGTCACAGATCTGATCCCCGCAGCGTATTACACTTTCACTGGGAACGAACAAGCCGCGAAAGATCAGTTAGCGGAAGCCAAGGCTAAACAGGAAGAAGCTGCCAGATTAAATCCGCCGCAGTTCAAAGGCGTTGAGGAAGTCACGGCCAGCACGGTATTGCCGTTCCTTGGCGAAAAACTTGGAGAGGCGCTTCCCGCCACTGGTGCAACACTTGGTTTGGCGCTTGCAGCCCCTGCTGCCGCTCTTGCGTTAGGCGCTTCTCCTGCCCTTGCCACGGCGGCGGGTGCCGCTACGGCGTATCTTGGGTCGTTTGCCATGAACGCTCCAAACGAACTTCAAAACCTCTACGACAAGACCGGAAACCTAGAACTTCCCGCTGCGGCAATCAGCGGTGGGTTGCAGTCGGCTTTGGATATTCTCCCCGAACTTCGCCTTGCTGGAAAAATTGCGGGGCCGCTTAAAGCCGCTGTAACTGAAAAACTATTGGCTAAGTCAGGCATGAACCCAAGCCTGATCAAGTCTGTGGCGAAAGAAACCGGAATTGGGTTTGCAGGTGAGGGGTTGACTGGTGGCGCACAGGAAGCAATCAGTATTGCGGCTGAAAAAATCGTAACCGAAAACAAAGATTTGTGGGGGTCTGAAGAGTTCAGCCGAGTTCTTAACGGTGCCGTAAATGAAGCGGTAGGCGGCCTTGCGTTTGGCCCTGTTGCTGGTGCGGTGGATTACGGGCGTCAAACGGGCGTTATTGCAGAAAGAGAAAAAGCCCAGCGTGCGGAAGAAGAAGCAGCGGCGAAAACTCAAAAGGATGCAGAGGAAGCAGCGGAACTGGCAGGGTTACCAGAACGCTATCAAACCATAGACGCTCGCTTGCAAGAAGCTGAAACCAACCTTGCCGCTACTCCGGGGAGTAAGCAGCTTCAGATCCAGCGTGATCAAGTTTTAGCTGAGCGCAAAGCTTTGGAGGCTAGGGAGACTTTTCTTAAGACGCCCCCAGAAGAACGCGCCAAAGTCGAAGCTGCAAAAGAACAGGCTCCCGCAGTGGAAGGGCCGAAAGCCGCACGGGACTATACGGTTTCTGACTTACTTAAAGAACTCGGCGTCACTGAGCAAGAAGCCGCTGCGGCAATCAAAGAGTACAACAGCCGCCCCGATAAACCGGCGGGGGAAGAAAACTTCCGTGTGGGATTCAAAGACCTTGCAAGAGGGGATGTTGCCAATAAATTTTCGACGCTGCTGGATATTCTTCAGCCTCGCCACATTGCCGACATCAAGGACGACACCGATGCTCAGTTAGAGTTTGGCCGTCGAGTGGACGAGGTTAAAGCCACCCATCCCAATCTCCAGTCCGATCAAATCGAGGCCGACAAGATTGCGGGGATTAAGCCCACGCAGTTTGGGAAAGAATTCAAGGCTATCACTGGGGACGCCAAGATCACTGCGGAGAACGCCCCGCAAATCTACACTGCGCTTGTGGCTAGGCGCGATCAGGTAAAGCCTCACAACCCCCCTCTTGCAGACTTCTTTGACGCTCAGATCCAGAAGTTCAACTTGCTGAAAGAAGCACAGGCAACGGCGGTTAGCGGCCCAGTAACGCCTCCGGCAGTTGCACAGAAGGTAGTGACCCCAGAAGTAACCCCGGTAGAAGGCCCGTCACAAGAAGAAGTAGAGAAAGCCCTGCAAGAAGAGTATGACCGTCAAGAAGCTGCGGAACAGTTAGCGAAGGATATTGCTGACGAGCAGACGGATATGGCAGAAAAAGATGGCGAGGTTTCTCAGAATAAGAAACAAGTTGAGCCAGACACGGGGCCGATAGAGTATCTCCAGAAAAACATAGACCCTCGCTATGGGAGGATCATCGAATCCTCTGAACAATTTGGGGCGTTGTCTAGAAGGGGTAATGACTACACTGCCCTAAATAAAATGGTGGGTAGAAGAATTGCGCTTGACCACCTTGCGGGCAACATCACGCTCTCAAAGAAGTTTGATAAAGACTCTCCGGAAAAACGCCAAGAACATCTTGATTACGTTAACACCGATGAATTTGGTGCAGATTCTTTAGATTTCTCCAGCACTAAGGAAGTAGATGAGGCGGGTAACCTGTCGCCTTATTCGGCACTATTCCAGCGGTCTGGCGGGGAGCATGGCAAGAAGTTCTACAACTCCCTGACTTGGGAAGAACAGCAATACGTCAAAAACAAAGTCCGTGAGCTTAGTGATACAGAAATGTCCGTTGAGCAAACTCGTCTTGCTGCGGAACCAGAAGAAGAGACCACTGCTGAAGGAGATACTTTAGAAGAAGCTATTGCGAGTAAAGAAGCTCTTCCGGGGTTATACGCCAAACAGGATGAGATCGCAGGTAAAATTGCCGAGATGACTGAGCAAGGAGCTTCGGAGTCAGCGATAGCGGCGGTATTGAAAGAAAAGCCTGATCTTACTTCTGAGCAAGCTGCGGAAAACGCTAAGAACAGAGAACTAAAAGCACTTCAAAAAGAAGCCAGTAGAGTTTCAAGGCAAATTGCTAAATCAATAGAACTGCAAGATGCCCCCACGGTTAAAGAGTTAAATACTCTTTCAGAACATATTAGAGCTATAGAAAACGATATTGCTAGACCTATAGGAAAAGTAGTCCCACTTGAAATTCGTCAAGCCAATATCGAAGGTGCGCCGGAAGCGTATTTTAGAGGATGGCAAAAGAAACTCAGAGAACAACTTGCGGAAGCTAAAGATCGCTATGCCTTTGGTGCGGATGTTCTTGAAGGAGCATTTAACCGGCTCCGCAACGGTGTCGTCCGAGTAGGGCGTTCGCTTGAATCCGCTCAAAGAATCAAAGGGCCAAATGAGTCTGCGCTTCGGGGAGCGTTGGAGGGTCAGTACGAAAAACTTCGTAAATTTGTAGACCTCCACCCACAGTTTGATTATCTCGTTAAAGAAGAAGAACTTCGTAAGGCATTCCCCACCTATCGACCCCCGGCGGTTGCGACTACTCCTGAGAAAGCTATCGACAGCCTTTCCCGTGCGATGGGTAGGAACATCGGCAAAGTGGTTTCGGTTACGACGACCCCCGAAAAAGCGGGGTTAAAGAACGTCCCGGCTGGCGCACGCGCAATGGTGTCCCCGGAAGGGAAGGCATACCTTTTCACCGACATGATCCCCGAAGGGGATGAACTTTCTGTATTCCTGCACGAGTTTGGCGATCATCTGGGGATGCGTGCATTAGTAGGAAATGGTAACTACAACTATCTTGTCAACAAAGTCAAAGAATGGGCAGCGAACACCAAGAGCGATAGTCGGGAAAGTCGTCTTGCTCGTAAAGCACTGAAACGAGTTCCAGAAAAGACAGATGTTGATGATGAAATCTTAGCTTACTTTATTGAAGAAGCAGTTCGCGATGGGATCAATCCCAAAGATTTACAATCTTCCGTGAAGCCCGAAACTTTGTCGGAATCCTTAAAAGCATTTTTCAACAAAGTCATGGGTGGGGTTAAAAACCTACTTAGCAAACTGCGTCTTAACCCCGAAAATATCAAAGCCCAAGACATTGTGGATCTTGCGTATGGCGCTGCTCACTTAGAGTTAGATAATCAAATTGCTGCTCCCCAACTTACCCCCATCAAAGGGCATGAATTTTCTGGAACTTTGAACGCCCGTCACACTGGGGTAAGAGAAGTCACTAAATGGCTTAAAAGTAAAGATGTCCCAGTAGAAGAAAGATATGATGGGGGTAATGGGGTTTTTGGAAGCTACACTTATCTTGATGAAAAAGGTAATTGGGTTAGCGGAAAAATGGGAATTGGGGGGCGGTACTCCAATGTGGTTATGGACGTTCAAGCTAAATTTAAGAAGGCGTTTGTTTGGACTCCAAAAACAAGTGATGAGCTTTGGAAAGTATTAGGTAAAGATAAAAAAGGTAAATTGTCTGGGGATAAAATTTCTGAAACCCTACACAAAAAAGGATATGACGGGTTAATTTTGCGTGGGTGGGAAGATTTTATAGAAAAAGAAGTACCATATCCAGAAGAACTTAAGAATATGGAGTACGGAGAAGAATACGAAAAAATAAACAAAGCTTGGAAAAAAAAATATAATGAGCTTTCCCAAAAAATAGGGTTCTATCTTGATGAGGCACAAGATCAGGTAGTAGCGTTTGAGCCAGAGACTCAACTTAAAACGTTCGCTGCCACCCCTAATGCGCCTCGTATTAAAGTAAGAAGCCCTAAAAAACTCCCCAAAGCCAAGTTCTCTATGGCCCCTGCGGGGGAATTCGTTTCTGCGCCTCGGGTTCGTAGAGACACTCCAGCCCTAGTCACTATGCGAGAAGATCCTATTGGCGCAACCGAGACCGTATCGGATGTACAGACTGTTGCCGAGAGGATATTTGGTTTGATGGATAGCATCGTGGATGCGGCACCGGAGTGGTCTCAGAAAACGCTTAAGGCGGTGCAAAACGCGATTGAAAACCCAGTTGCTAAGGACTCCCGTTCGCTCATCAACGATGCGTTAAGCCTTAGAGAACTTGCGGAGGAAAACAAAACCTCTAACCCAGAAATGTCTACCGCTATCTTAGATTTGCACAAAGCGGTGTCTAAGCGAGATTTTAGGGCGGCTACTTACCTCCAAGAAATGGAAAAATTTTACACTAGCGCCAAAAAACGCTTGGGTAAATTTGATCTTAATACCCAGAAAATGTTCCATAATCTCGTGCATCAGTCCACGTTGAAACGAATTCAATTTGATAAATCGGAAAATAAAGGACACCCGCTGACCAAACAATTTGAGTCTATGAATGCGGATTTACAGAAACTGTATTTTGAATTACGAGATCAGTATGCGGGTATCTTGCAGAAATTCTTAGACCAGATTGATACTTCTGAGGTTCTTGGCCCAGCAAGTAAGGTACTTGCCAAACTGATGGCTAAGCAGATCACTCCTTATTTCCCGTTGTTCCGCCGTGGGGACTTTTGGCTGCGGTATGTAGACCCTACCACTCAAGAAGACTGGGTGTTGGCGTTTGAGAACAATAGCGACCGGCGTGATGCTGAGCGGTTTTTGAAGTCCAACGGTATGAAAGAGATCACACCGTTCCGGCGTCCTAAAGAAGTGACGATGGATAACCTTCCACCGACCAGACAGTTTAGGGACATCATTAAACTACTGGAAGAAAAGCTGCCCAGAGACCCTACCACCAAAGAGATGACTCCTTCGGCGCAGGACGCCCTTAACGAAGTATACGGCACATGGCTCACCATGTTCCCCACCCAATCCATCATGCAAAATTTCCGGCCTCGTAAAGGCACGCTTGGTTTTAGAGAAGATTCTCTTGCCAACTTTGCAGAGGTGGGTAGCCGCATGGCGATGAACGTCGCGCAGTTTGAGTCCATCCAGTCAATCGATAAGGCTATTAATGCGGCTAAGGGCGCTAGAGGAAACCGCCCCAACGCCAAAGACAACGCGGCATGGGAGAGCATCCAGTCCAGAGTACCATTCCTCAAGAACCCCGTGCAGAAAGATGGGTTTGTGGGTGCTCTGGCGGCAAAATCTGGGTATCTGTCGTATGTTTATTACTTGATCGGCAATCCGTCCACCGCGATTGCTAACTACATGCAGCTACCCATCATTGCGGTGCCGGTGCTCGGTAGTCGTTATGGTTATACAGAAACCACGGCGGCTTTTTCAAAAGCCACATATATGTATTTCAAAGGTGGGTATGACGACAACACTACTATGGGTAACCCGCTTACTGGGAGACCAATGGCGGATCGGTCGATCATGGGGGATAAATCGAAACTGTCTCCAGAGCACCGAGAATTGTTTGAAGCTGGTTTAGAGCAGTCGGCGTTCACTAGAACTGTCGGCCAAGAACTACTAGAGGTACGCCGTAAAGGACTTTCTGATCCAACAAGCATGACGCTAAGAGTACAGACTTGGCTCAGCCGGATGTTCACCAACGTAGAACGCCACAACCGGGAAGTCACTCTCCTTGCTGCTTATGAACTTGCCCGTAAGGGAAGCAGCAGCCGTAAAAAACTTGACCACGCGCAAGCCATTGAGGAAGCGATTAAGACCGTAGAAGAAATCCACTCTTCCTCTAAAGCGGAACTTGGGCCTGCTCTGGCGCAGACTGGTTTTGGCAAAATCGCTTTCACGTTTAAGCGCGTGATCATGTCCATGCTGTATTTGCAGTACAAGTTAAGCAAGCAAATGCTGGCGGGGGCTACACGGGAAGAAAAGTATGAGGCGCTTAAGGCTCTAGCCGGAACTAACATCATGTGCTGGACGTTCGCAGGGTTGAAGGGCGTTCCTGTTTTTGGTGCGGTATCGATAGCGGCTTCGCTAACTAAATCTATCATTGACAAAATCGATGACGACTACGATGACGAACCTTTAGATCCGTACAAGTATGTGCTAACCCACTGGGGACGCATGGCATCGAATGGCCCGCTTGGCGTACTTACCAACATCGACTGGAGCAGCCGTACAGGACTGGGCGCAGACTCCCTTTGGAAAGGTGACCCTCAAACACTTTCAGAAAGTGGCCCGTTAATCTATATGATTGAAGCGTTAGGTGGCCCTGCGTATGGCATTGCAAAAAATACATGGGAAGCCATAAAGTTTTATTACCGTGGGGATACCTACCGTGCCATTGAGACTGCTGTTCCGGCAGTGGTGAAAAACCCAATGAAGGCTTGGCGGTATGCAACAGAAGGTGTTCGGAACCAGAAAGGCTACAAGATCATAGACGACCCGACTGGGTGGGAACTCTTCACGCAGGTTGGCGGGTTCACTTCTGATCGTTTGTCAGAAACTTATGAACGGAACAACATTGCTTCAGCGGAACAACGCCGAGGGAGAGAGTTAAAAAGCAACCTTCTTGCCCGTAGAAATCTAGCCAAATACGCTAGAGATCGCGATGAATTAAATGACGTAGAAGCGGATATTAGGCAGTACAACCGAAGTGTGTGGGGCCGAGAAGATAAAATTGATGGGGAAACTAAAGAGAAATCTTGGAACGGTTGGAATCAACAAATGAAAGATTCCGTCAACGGTTTATCCCTTGATAATAAACATCGTAAACGTCTTATTGAAAGCGCGGGATTAGAGGATATTGGAGAAGACTAACCCCGGTAATGAGCCGGGGTTGCTGGGAACAAGGGTATGGCTACTTAGATTTGTATACACGCCATACCCGCACTCCTCTTATCCCATTCTCTATCGATAGCCGCACTACTACTAAAAACCCTCGTTTTTTGCATTCGTCTTTGATTATCTTCTTGGCGTATTGCCAATTCAAAACTGGGATAAAAAACGAAGAATACGGCTTAAACTTATCCCACTCTACGTTAAACTTAATTGTGTGAATCCGCATTACCTACCCCACCTAAAAACGATTCGTCAAACTCGTACTGGAACACATAGGTATTAACCGGCGGTGCGCCCACTACCTTAGTGCCTTTGCCTAAGCGTTTCTTTCTCTCCTTCAAAAACAACCCTTCAGCTTTCATAGTTTTAAGCAAGTCATTACAGATCACCCGGTGTTCGGCGCAATACTCCTTGAACACTTTGCTGGAAACATAGACCAACTTAGTGTCTGGCTCCATGCGAATTAACAAATGGTTCCGGGGTTCTTGCAAGGGTAAGCAAGGGAGGTTGGTCTTAGGGTCTAAACTATCTCTAATGACGAGCGTGTTGCCGACGTTTTGATTTATGAACTGCCCAAGAAAGTCGGTGTTAGACACCTTCTGATCAGATACGGCACGGCGCAGATCAGGCACCATTTCATCGAGTGCCCACTTGAGGATGCGCTGAATATCCCAATCAAGGATCCCAAGCTTCACGGCGATGAGACCTCCGGTGATGTTAGCTGCGATGACTGCCGACCAATACCTGTCCCGGTTGCTGAACTTGCAGTAGTCATCTATATAAGCCTGCACCTCATGGTAAAGCTTAATCGCCTCAGGTAGGTTGCTCACTAGCCACTTGATGAATAACTGCCCTGCTATGCCGTAGTTCTTGTTCAACGTCTCTTCAAATAGCTTGTAAGCCTCGCGCTTATCCAAAAGATTCGTAGCGTTAATCCGGTACTCCAGCAACCGCATCACCTCACCGTTAGCCATAGACTTGTGGGAGGCTAACACTTCCGTCATCGACGCATTAGAAGAACCAATCCCGATAGTGCTCCATGTGGTGTCGTTCTTGCGCTCCATGTTAGTGAGAGCTTGCATACGCCCCGGCCCTTGACCTTGAGACACGGAATACAGCAGCCGAGAAATATCTTCCGGCTTCATATTCGTAAGCTCATCTGCGGTAAACGCCAAGTTGTTCAGCACCCCCAACCGGAACAGTTTGTGGGCTAAGGTGTCCGATTCCTTCGACATTAGCTCGTTAGGGTGGCCATAGAAACTGTTGATCATCCGCAGAATTGTCGTTTTCCCTGTTCCTGAATCTTTGTTTATCAGATTAATGAACGCCCCTTTGTAGTTGGAGTGCCGCATGAGAGGTGCCCCCAGAGCGGTCAGGACTGCAAACGCATGAGGCTCAAATCCGGGTTTGTTATAGACGTTAGCGACCTTCTGCCACTCGGCGTATTCCCCTTGGCAGTGCATCCACTGTGCGACAGACAGCGTAGTCTCAGACGGGGGGCTATACCTGATCTCGGTGGCAGAAATTTCTTTATCCCCCACCACAAATCTTGAGTTGTCCTCCACCCATCCCATCTGCTGACGCAAGACTTCTGCATCATTAGTGAACTGTTGAAACTTAGCGCACTCCACTAGATAACCCATAATCCCATCCACTAGATTTGGCATACAGATACAACCATTCCCCGCAAGCAGTTTGCGTAGTTCCTCTTTTGAACTCATCACCGACAGAGGAATCACAAATTCTTTCGGCTTGTCTTTGGGTAAATGGATTCTAGCTAAAACCAACTCACCCCGGTCTTTGTCCCGCATACGTTTGACAATAAACAAATCATTCTCGTAAACCAATTTCGGTTCTTCATCTTTGACATCTTTATATACTCCACCATTCTTAGCTCGGAAGAACGGATACGGCATAGGGGGGATTGGATACAGGACTGTCAGCCCTTCTTCCTCAACCTCTAATACCTCTTCTTCGACGGGCGCTTTCTGTATTTCAGTGCCCAGTACGATAGGGCTACGGATACGCTCCTTGTGCGGGCAACCCTCACACTTTTCCGGATTGAGGCTTTCAAAGATGTCGCACCGATACGGCTTATTCTCAAGCCTGTCGGCCTTGAGTTCCGTTTCTTCTCTGCTGTAATCCTCGTGCTGATCGGAGATAGCATGAACAGCAATTTCCCAATCAACGCAGTTGCGGGCAATCGAAAGCCCCGCACGCCACAAAGGCTCGGGGATCTCCTCCTGCTTAGTCAGGATGTACTCAAGCTGAGCACAGCCCTTACCCTCAACAATCCTCTCAACAATCTTCTGGAAACTAAACTTCCTATCCCCCACCAATTTTTTCATCAGGGGGCTAAGCCCCGGCTTGATGTGTGACGGCGTAGGTGGCAGTGGGTTGAACGCAGCAATCGCGACTTTGAGCAAATCTACATCTATCTCCGTAGGCTCAAAGATAACCTCAACCTCAGGATAAGGTTTCCGCTTAAAGTTCAGTGTCCCCGGCAGTCTTAAGATTCGCGCTTCATCAGCAGTCACCGCAGGGTCAGCACGGAACTGATGATCTTTGCACAGCGTCTTAAGTCTTTCAGCGAGCGCCTTCCACTCATGCCTCGGGATAGTCTTGTTGAACGGCCAATAGCAATGGAAGCCATTACCGGAATCTACAATCCCCGGCGCACCAATCTCGATTTTATTGCAGAACTCGACAAGCTCCTCAAGCGCCTGCTGCTTGGAGCTAAACTTCTTGGGATCATCAGGATCTACATCGAGATCCATAAATAGAGTTTTGTAGAACAGCGCATTCTCTTTGATACGCTTGCCCATCTGCCCATACTTGGCGCAGCCAAAGTAAATGTTGTAGTCCTTGCCCAGCAGCCTCCGTACTTGGGCATCGATGTCGTCAAAGCTTTCTAGGAATACTTGCTTTGTAGGTGAGTTTTCTTTTAACCCTACAATGCAATACGCCCCCTGATCGGACAATACTGTCCCTAAAAATTCTCTGTAGTTCATTGTTGCGTGTCTTTAGTTATGTTTTATAGCCACCCCTCCAACATTTAGCATAGCTACAATGCGATCACTGTATGACTGCCTCGGTGTTGACTTGCCGACAAACCACTTATAAATCGTCATCTTTGAAACCCCAAAATACTCCGCTACTTCAATAGCAGAGATGTCCCGACTTATACAGTAGCGTCCAAGTTGAACACCGAGGCTATCAGCGGGTGCGCGGGCATTAGCGTCAATGATGCGCGTGCTGTAGCCTCGGTGATCCATGACTACTCTTCTTCGTCGTCTACTTCGGTCGCCTTAGGAGCAGCGAAGCGGCTGATGATGCTGTTGAGGTCTACGCCCTTGGCCGTAGTAACAGGCTCCGGCTTAGCCGTTTTAGCCTTCACGCTGGGGGGCGGAACAACATCGTCGTCCTCGTCTTCATCATCTTCCACGATGACTGCGGGCTTCTTAGCCTTCGGCGGCGGGGGAGCTTCTTCTTCCTCTTCATCTTCCTCAATGTCAATAACCGGCAGGGGCTTGATCTTCGGCTTGGGAAGAGCAGGATTCTTAAGATTGTCCGTCTGCTGAACCGGCAGTTGGATAGCCAACTCTGCATCAGGGGACTCAGCCAACTCCTCCAGCTTCTTCTTCATCGACGGGCCGGGGTGGCCGACAGCCGAGAATACCAGCTTCGGGGAATCCGCATCATCATCAAACGACATGCGGGTGATGATGTGGTCGATGCTGAAATTCAAAGACAGGATGAACTTCTGATACTGCTCCCACCCCATGTGCTTCTCATCCCCCTTGGCAAACAGGGACTGCGAAGGAATCACGACCTGATAGATACCGCTATCCGGATCGTTAGCAAGGGCGACGGCCATGCGCTTGGAGTAACGGCAAGCTTTCTTACCCACCCCAGAACCCGAACCCTTCACGTTCATCGGGCATTCGGCACAGGAAGCAGCCTGCGGATTAGCGGCGCTGGCGTGCGGGACAATGCCATCAGGAGAAAAGCAATCCGGTGCAACAGCCCCCTCCGCATTCGGGTCGTAAACCTGCTTGTAGTAGGTGCGCTGGTTTTCACGGGTGGTGTTGACCACCACGATGTCCATGTACCCATCCTTGTTCTTAGCAATCTCTTCGCCGCCAACGATGCAGCGGAAGACACCATTACGGATAGAAATCCGCTTGAGGCTATTGCCCCGCTTGAGCTTCTTTGAAAGCTCGGACATCTCACCCCGGATGTGCTCGGGGACTCGGGTGGGTTCAAATGGAATAATGTCGTAGCTCATTGCTATCTCCTATTTAGATTTGCGTACTGTGATGGTGTAAGAACGGTCGATGTTCAACCCTGCGGGGTGCTCATCCGGGTTCTCTTCTAGGAACGATTTGATATTGCCCTGATGAATGCGTCTTTCCAAAAGCTCAAACGCCTTGTACTCATGCACCATGTTGTAGAACGACTCCCAGTCGTTAGTGGTGTACCGAGTCTTAATCCCACGCATAGCAATCCCATGCGGAGTCTTAATGCTGTCGGCCCCAATGTCTTTGCAGAGGTCGATGAGAGCGTGCTCAACAACTTCCAACTGCTCGTCGTATTCTTTGACGACCTTGGCTAAATTAGCCTCGGCTTCGCGTTTAGCATCGCGGATGGCGATATAGGCAGATACTAAGTCTTCTGCCGTGAATTGTCCAAAATCCATAAATTCTCCTTGGTTTGTGAAGGATGAAACGCAGATTAGTCCCTATAGTTTACTCTGTCAATACTCTTTTGTACAAATCGATAAGTTTTTCGTGACTCTCTAGGCGGTTTTGAAGCATTGCATAAAGGTCGCGTTCAACCTTGGATCCTTGAATATGCACCACGGTCATCGGGTTGCGTTGGCCGTGTCGGTCGATACGCGCATTGGCTTGGAGATAGGTCTCAGTGCTGGTGACGGGTGCGTACCAGATGATCACATTAGCAGCGGTGAGGGTAACCCCGTGCGAAGCGGCGGCTGGCTGGATAATTAAAACTTTAAGATCGTCGTCTCCTTTTGTTTGGAATCGGTTGAAGATTTCATTCCGTTGCGTAACGCTAACTTCCCCAGAAATAATTTCATTGGGGATTCCTTCTTTAGTTAAGAATTCTTTGACGATACTTATCGCGTGTTTGAACGGGACAAATACCAAAACTTTAGCACTAGCTTCCTCAATGACTTCTTTAACGACCTGTAGCCTATTGGATACATCGAACTCCAAGGTGGCCTTGCTGTTGCTGTACACCGCCCCGCAGGAAACTTGCAGGAGCTTACTGAGGTTGACGGCAGCGTTGGCAGAAGTAATCTCCTCATCCCCGGAGATCACAAGGAACTCCTTGCGGATTAGCTCGTAGTATTTTTTCTGCTGCGCCGTAAGGGGTGCCTCACGGTCAGTATGGGTGACATCAGGTAAGTCTAGGCATTCCTTCTTAGTGAACCGGATAGCGGGTTGCAACGCCTTGAAGATTTTCTGGGAAGCGTCGTTCCTTGGGATCCACTTGAACCGGCTAATGTTGATCATTACTGATTCTTTGAATGCCCCAGCAAATCGAGGCACTTGATGCGGGACACATAGCTTGGCTAGGCCGTAGGCGTCGAACGGTGATTGAGCCGCAGGAGTGCCAGTCATCATCCATAGCCACGTTGTCGGCTTGACCAGCTTGTTCATAAGCTTCCAGCGTTTGGTGCTGATAGTTTTGTAAGCATTAGCCTCGTCAATGATGATGAGGTCAAAATTATTCCTAGCAATATCGTCGGCCACGATGTTTATGCCATCGTAGTTAATGATGACGTATTCATAATCTCCGTTAATTATCTTGGCTCTTTTTTCAGCCGCGTTAATTCCACTTGAATGCGCTATTCCTGTGCTTCTATGAACTGCAAACTTGAATAGGTCTGCCTGCCAAGCTGCCTGCATAATGGAAAGGGGGCATACGATCAGCACCCGTCGCACATAACCAGCCTTGATCAAGTAGTCAGACGCCCAGATAGCACTAGCCGTCTTGCCCGTACCCTGTTCGTTGAACACGAAAGCTCTAGTATTAAGCGTCAGGAACTCAGCCGTGTCCCGTTGATGAGACATTGGAGGAAACACCCCCGGCCAGTCATAGTCCCTGTGAATAGGGCTAGGGACATTTTTAACTTTCAGCTTGTTGAGGTGCTGTGCTTCTTCCAACCCCCAGTTGACCACAACGGTGTGAATGTCGGAATCAACCCTTAAGGTCTGCGCGTCTTTGATGACTTCAGTTATTTTGTCGGGGTTTCGTGTCCTAACCGCAATGTACTTGTTATCTATGATTTCCATTGGTCTTATGTTTCGTATTTGAAGTATTTACTTAAACGTCTTTCGTATTTAACAGAATTTCTCTTGCACAGTTTGGCGTTAACACACGCTTTGCATGTTACTTGATGCCCGTCTTTAGCTCCCGATTTATGTGAGTATGATTCAAGAGTTTTATTTTCTTTACATACAGGACATTGTTTTACACCGTATGAAACATATGGATGCCCGAATGACATTATTTTTTCTTCCGCGAGACGTTCTTCTTAACCGTGTGATCGGGGTTCCGATAGAAGCTACGGTTGTCGCTCGGAGACTCAAGACGCATATTAGATAAAGAGGAATCGCCACCTTTGGACAGCGGTTTGATATGCTCGATGTCCTTCCCCTTGCGCTTGATGACCTTGCCGTCTTTACCGGGGTTATCAAACTCGTACCGCGCACGCTCACGGGCTGCGCGGGCTGGCCCTTCGCCTCTGGCTTTCTGTTGCTCATATTCCTTTTTATAGGGTCTAGGCTTGTTGACGTAAGGCATTGCCAAACTCCTTTTCAAAATCGGATTCAAATTTATCTAGAAACTCGTCGAACTTTTCCTCGCCTAACTCTTTTTCCAGCTGTTCCCAATACTCATCGTCTTTTTTATGTTTTCTCTTTTTCATCTTTATCTCCTACCATTGTGTTCGCAATCCAATACTGGACAGTAATTACGGCAAGTGAAATTTGGGACTGGATTCCATACGTCATTGTCGTAACACTTGTCCAATCTATCAGTTTCTTTTATCCACTTCTTCCAAAGTTCATGTTGGTGATCTCTGGTTAACTCTATCTCAATTAGCTCTTTGCTCACCACAAAGAGCAACGCCGCTCTGATGATTTTCACATGAGGGAAATGGGCGAAGATGGAAAGCGACAAAAGCTCCAACTGCTGTGTGTCTGCATACTTGGCTGATTTGCCGGTCTTGTAGTCCACCAGCACCGCTGACTTATCCGGCCTGTTAAGGTCAGGGATGACCAAAAAGTCTGCAATACCTCGCCACCAAACATGGGGAGCCATGAACTCGCAAGGGTCTAGATCCCGTGTCAGCCCCATCTTGTATTCAAAGAGAGGGTTTCCGGGGGTCTCAAGTAACGTATCGATGTACGGCTTGATGAACGCAAACTTGGCGGGGATAGGCACTCCATCCCGCCCATATTCCTCGGCGGCTTTGTGTACGGCGTTGCCGTAGATCAGGTGCTCGGCCTCATCTTCCTTAATGTCTTTTATAACTCTTAAACGGTGATATTTTCTGGGACATTGTTTGAACAGGGACTAGGAAGAATAAGACCAAGTAGCCATGTTATTTCCTTTGCTTACGCATTCTGTTTCTAATGTCGGTAACAAACACCGCATAGTCATCAACATTCATACCTTAATCACTTTTTGCATTACCTAAGTTGCTTCCAATACCACTTTTACATGCAAGCGGCAAGCCTTCCGCCCATATGGGGGGAGTGCTCATACATTTTTCCACATACCACTGTGCCTGCTCAGCTTCTTCCAGCGGAGCAATGATGGCGATAGCGTCGTGGACAGTCAGAACCACTCTATATCTCTTAGCGATCCATGTCATCTGCTCCGCTATAACGCACCGCGCTATGGCTTGGATGACGTTTTCCACAACTTTTCCACCGTATATCTTAGTGCGCCCCTTGCGGGTTTTATAGCTAAACTGCCCCTCGGCGTCCTTCTCAAGGTCTGCATACCCAAGGTAGTACCCGCTCGGAAGATGGAACCCTTTCTTCCTCAACACCACTGCATTGGGCTGAGACCCAAACAGGAAAGTCTTACCTTGAAGCATAGCCTCAAGGCACCGCTGTGCATCCTTCCATAACTCAGGAATGTATTCATAAGATTCCCGATAGGTCTTGATGATCTGTTTGCACTCAGGTAGCTCAAGCTCCACCCCTGCGGTTTTCAAAGAACTCTGGAACTTCTCAGCCCCAAGGCCATACCCACACCCAAGCACTACGGTCTTGCCCATGAAGCGTTCGTCTTTGGAGATTTCTTCGACCGGCTTTCTGTAAATCTTGGACGCCATAATCTTGTAAACGTCCTCCTTGTTGGCGAACGCCTGCACTAAATCATCTTGGCCCGCTACCCACGCCAACACCCGCGCCTCGATCTGCGAAGAATCACAGTCAATGATGCGGTAACGCTTTGGCGGCAATATGCACTCTTTTAATGTGCTATCCCCCCGGCTCGGCAGGTTTTGAAGGTTGAGACTATCGCTCCCACCCCATCTCCCAGTATGGGCGGCATAGTATTTGAGCGGAACTGGTAAGGATCCTCGGCTGGCAATCCCAAGGAATCGCTCGGTTCTGGATTCCTCAAGCGTAGATTTCGTCCCTAGTCTGGCTGCCACCACCGCCTGCACCACAGGGTTGGGGTGCTCCGCTAACTCCTTAAGCCCCTCGTCAGACTTAGCAAAAGCATAAGTCTCCTTCCCAGTTGTAAGGCTGGTCTTGGTTGGCGGCTCAACGCCAAGGCTTCTGAGCAAATCTGCAAACTTAGGATTAGATTGCAGTATCTCCGGCTCCGACTCACAAGCTTGCAATAACTCGTACTTGCGGGCTTTTACCTCTTCTAGGTGTTGACAAAGCCGCTTCTTTGCTAACCGTAGGACAGGCTCGCTAAACATCTTAACGGTCAGGCTTATGACTTTAAGCTCAGTTTGCGAAACCTTAGGATAGTAGACCGCGAATAAATCGTAGGTCAGGTCGCAGTCGTTGCGGCAATACGCGCCATACCGCTGGAGTTCCTCCGAAGTGAAGTCCTCTCGTCGCTTACCCAGTGCGTGGACAACTTCCTCGCCTTTGACCCCCAGCCCATGCCGCTCGGCAGCGGCTTTGAGAGACCCACTAACCTCAAGTCCATCTAGCGCCCGCGCCAGACTGAGCGTGTCGATCCACATTTTGGGGAAGATTCCAAAGACCCACGAAAGAATTGCTGCATCGAACATGGCGTTGTGTGCAATTGCAGCGGAGTTGGCCCAGTCAAACGTGCGTAGGAACTCTCTGGTTTCATCAAGCGTTCCGCTGAAAAACATGGCGAGACAATCAGCTTCCTTGACCCCAACACCAATAACCTCAAATCTAGGATCACGGATGTACTCCTCCGTTGTCATCTTTGACAACGAAAACTCTTTGTCGTAATAGGTCTCGAAATCAATCGTTATTAGTTTCATTCCTTCCCCCTTGCGCGGATACCTTTTGCAATTCTGAGCGCATCAGCGAATATCTTCATCCGAGCGGTTTCTTGCGCGGACAAGTCTACTGTTACGCCGAGTTGGCGTTCATCCGTTCTAGACTTAAGCCATGCCTTCCACATTGTCGGCGCAGAAATTAAGAGTCCGATGCCGATTATGGTGATCACGATGTGTACTGATTCCATGTGTGCTACCGCTGCTTGGCCAGCCTGATAATCTCGTCCCTATTCATTTCTTCCTCCGCACATACACTGCGGTGTTGTCAGGCCACACCGCGCTCGCGGTTTCCGCAAACACGGCGATCATCCACCTGCCGGCGTAAGTGCCGTCGATGGTGCCGATGAGTTCGTACTCCTCCCCGAATTGCTCCCCGAATTGCTCCCCGATTTTCGGGCTGACCTCCCCTCTCGCTCGGATTGCTTCTACGCAATCAAACTCTGCAAACGCAACGTCGTGCCCTCGTCCCAAATCCCTGCAAATCCGCGCACACGCTTCGCGTTCGTCGAGAACCGCTGTTTCTAGACGAGCTTTCCACTCATCATCAAGTTTCATCATTTCCCACAAAGTTGACGGTTTTTTGTTCAACTCCATTAACTCCGCGCCCAGTTGCTGGTGTGTTTCTGACAAACACACTAGGGCGTCCTCTCGATACTCGCTCTCGGTCAGCGCCTGCATTTCGGCCAACTCGTCTTCTCGCAGGGCTTCGCGCAAAGCGTCGAGCTTTGCAGCTAGTTCGTCCATTGATTCCGCTGCCACCACAGCTTCCACCGCAAGCCGTAACTTACTCATCTTCATGCTCCTCCAATTCTTCGGCCAGCTTGTCCGCCTTCAACCGTAGCTCGTTCAGCCGCTTCTTCTTTCTCCTCAATTCCTTCTTTTCCGCTTCAGTCAACTCAGCCGGGATCCCATCCGGTCGGGGCGGCATTACTTTGGGCTGCTCACCGTCGAGGTTCAAACGCACGCGCCATGCACGGCGATACATTCCCTTCGCTTCTAATGCTTTCGCCTTCTGCATTGCGGCGTGAAATTCCATCGGGGATACGAAGTAGTATTCAAAACTACGATCCCCAACGGACGGCCCAGCGTGCGGATCAGATTTGTGGGATACCCCGATTTCGGATGTCTTGTGGTGTGCTGGCATTGTGTATTCCTTTCATGTGTTGTCAGGCCAAAACGATTTTTGATGTGGGGTTAATGTGTATCCGTAGATACGTTTGAAAGTTTCTAATCTTCTAATACGTCTTAATTGGGTATGTAAAAGCAGATGCTCTATTGGGTTGAATACCCCATCTTCAATGATGCGGTGTGCTTGATGGCACGAACCCAAATAGAAATCCTCAGGATATGAATCCATCTGGACAAGCAAAGTCAGGATAGGTTGAGAGCAGAAGGGGGAAAGGATTTTTGTTAGTAGCTTCATTGTGTGTCCCTTTCTGTCTGATTACTTAGTTTCTTGTTTTAGGGTTTCAGTAATCAGCCTATCGATATACCACTGGGCTTTTCGTAAATCTTCGACACCTCCTTTATGTTTCCATCGCCATAAGTATTTTATGGCATTCGCTGTGCAAACAGCTTGCAAACCTTCAAGGCCAACAGTAGCAGCGGCCAGAGCGTCTATGCACTCAATCGCCCCTGCGGTGTAATGTGATGGGTGATTAACGGAGTCTTTCATGGTGAGTATCAGCGGGGTGGGGTGACACCCCGCCAACCGAATCCTCTTAGTGAACTTCGTGGATTTCTACGCCAGACGCAATCGCGTCAGCAAGCGAAACCATATCCTTAGCATTCACAACGTCAACCTTGAAATGCTTACCCACGATGTAGTCAAGAGCCGAAGACTTAGTTTTGGCCTTGACATAAACCTTCTGCTCATTGCTGTCAGTGACAACATACAACTTGATGGCGCGGGGGCGACGATTATTTTCGGACATAACTACCTCTAATTTAGTTGGAAAGTCGAAGTATACCAACCACCTGAGTTTCCGCAAGTGGTTTTACCCCTCAATGTTTGACTGAATCCGGAATAACATCCGCAACCATGCCATGCAATTCCCCTTGCAATTCCTTAGCTAAGGTTTCTGCAAGATCCCAACTAAGTTGTTTCACAGGGTCGGGGATCTGAAGGAAGTTAGTCACGAAAGCCCACGGCATTCCAATTACAGACAATGCACAAATCTTAGAGATGACGGTATGAGTCTCTGTCATCCCGTCTTCGCCGAAAGCTTCCAGTACGGAGGCTTTGTAGTCTTCGCCAACCTTGTCGGCCACGACCATCAACTGATAGTAAAGTTGAAGAATCTCTTGCCGAATTTCGTAGCTCATCTGAATAGGGTGCGGAGTAAAGCTTCCTTCTTCCCATTCGACATCCACCAAATCCTTAGTGCGGGGATCGGTGGGGTTCTTAGATTTCTTTATCACTTGCGTATCCTTTAGGTTGTCCAGCGGCACAGAGTGCCTCAACTAATGCCAATGCCTGTTCAGAAGGCCCGTCAATTTCCACTCGCACGCCGTTAATCCTTGCAGCGAAGTACAGCCCTACACCTGCCACTTCCCCAGATTCATACGCATTAGCGGTGCGTATCTCGGCGTCATTCAAATCACTTTTTCGGCCAGCCATCGTAGTTACCTTTCTTTGGTGCGTTATTAGGATGTAACACCCAGCGATCTCCTAAAATTTTCAACGCCCTTTGGCGCTTCTCATCCAAGTCTTCTACCCCCCACACCGGGGGAGCTTCCTTTCGCAGTAGAAACTGCCGCAAATCGGTCAGCTTAAGATTAGGTTTCATTTTTCCTCCTCGTCCGCATATGGTGCGAACTCCTCAAAGTCGTCCTCCCTAAACGTCGCCAATATCCACTGAATCTCAGCGCCCTCGGGCAGCGTCGTTGCACCTTCCGGCAGGCGCGGGCCGCGATACTGACCCACTAGGATCTCCTCAGAGTGGCGAGAACCGCACGGGTATGCGTGCACGATACTGGGAGTCAGCGATGCGTTGATGCGGTTAACGGGGAGTTCGATACCCAACAACTGCGAGAAAACCGCAGCGGTGCCGGCGTGACCGATTGCCGATTCGACTTCGCAATTGACCGTCCTTTCCGCGAGAATCAAAGTGCGGGCCTGCTCCAGCGTCAACCGCCGGAATGTAACGCTGCCGACCGCCACCCACTCGGGCAACATGTTCAAACTAAAAGAATTACAAATGTACATCACAGTTCCTCCGCTTCTTAGCTTTCATTCTTAGTTAATTCTAGATGCCATGCGGGCGTACCGCTAAGTATTGCTTCCATGTCTTCATCTAGGATTGAACCGTCGTAGACAAACGCGACACCTCCTGCCTCGTTAATCCTCTGCAACTCCCGGCGTTGCAAAGCGGTGGTGTTCCCCGCCTTACCTTCCGCCTTGCATTCAATGGCGAAGAATCTCCCCTGCCAACATCCCACCACATCAGGCACACCAGCCCTGCCGTATCCACCCGTTGCCGGAAAGAACATGTAAGGTCTGGGTTCCAGTGAGTTAAGGAACTTGACCAACTTGTACTTCACTTTTCCCTCGGGAGTCACGGCCATAACGCCCCCAATTCCCAGAATTTAGCAATTTCAATTCCGGCACCGTCTAATAAGTATCCAATTAGGAAACTCATAACCGCCCAGAATATAAACTCTTCCCACCTCATCACTCAGCCTCTTTTATTTGTTTCAATAAGAATCTGATTTCACAAGAGAGTGCATAACACTCTATCGGTGCGCCCCGGTCTTCGACTAAGGCTTTGGAAATCTCTTGCAGCCTATGGAGGTGTTCTCCAAGCAAGACGTATGTGGATCGCTTCTTGATTTTCATTGTGGTTCTCTAAGGTTTACTGTGTCAATTCTAACGTCTTAAAAAAGCCCGGTTACGGAACCGGGCAAAGGACACGACAATGAGATTAGAGTTTATGTTGGCATTGACTTAACGTCAAGACCCTCGATGTGAAATATCTCCCCGAATGCAACACCGGGAGTATCAATCATTGTCCCTATCTCTGGCACCCGAACTCCCATCCCCGTCATCTTCAAAATCTCATACTTAAGACTGAGGTTTTCGGGAAACTCGTTTGGGCTTAAATAAGACTGAGGTGGGGTGATTCCCTTTTTGTGTCCTTCGCCCGCTGTGAACAGCCGGAAGTCCCCGTTGAAAGTCTTGTACAGCCAATGCCCGGAAGTCTTAATCCTGATCCGCGTATTCCGTCCATCTCGCACACGTTCAAATCCCTTGGTGAACTGAGCCAAGGTTTCTGTAGGAATCTTACTTACCATCTTCTTTAGATTCCCCATCCAGTCCTGCTCGTCGTCCATCCATGAGGTCTCCCCTGCCTCGCTCGTGAAGTGCTTGAGCAGCGGATACAGAAGCTCAGCGGCTAAGCCTGCCTCGGTAATCTCAAAACGATGCGTCGCTTCCTTGAGCGGGGTCTCCCATTCAGCGTTGTGGACAAATAGCAGTGGGTGCTTCTCGTTGTCATGCAGGATGTATGCAATGTACCCCTCAAGCTCCCGATATATCTCCATCGGCTTTGCCTGCGTGAACGTGTCCTGTGCCCGGATCACAGCCTTGTCGAGGTCTGAGGTATAGGTCTGGTTGGCTTGGATGTAGTCCACCAAACGGTTGCGGCTGATGTTCCTAGATTCTATGACCACAGAAGGAACCGAATCGACCCGTCGCCAAGTCAGTCGGCCCATGTAGTCCCCGGCACGGTACACCACTAGACACCTCTCCCCGCGTGGGACAAACCGAAAGTCAACATAGGGACGGTTGGCGTGCAGCCCCTGCGCGACGTACAAGAGATAGGTAGAAACCTCTACTTCGCTAGAATCAGAAATCTTAAAACCCTGTAAAGACGTTTTGTTGCGTTTGGGCTCGTAGACAATGCTGTCGGCCCGGACGCAGTGGTGAAAGTCGGCGGTCTTCCAGTTAAAAGGGATCGTGTTCATGTCATGTCGTCCTCGTGTGTGTGGGGGGAACTGGTTAGAGTGATGAGCTAGGCGAAGGCAGTACGGCGAAGAGATACCCCAGCTTCTTAATCTCCTCGATCACTGAGCGGGTCAGGGTAGTAGACCCAGCGATACGGGCGAATGCTTTGGCGTCGTCGCACACCGGATAGATAAGCTCGTTGCCGTAAACATGCTTGATAGATACCGTTAAGACTTTGTGGCTCATGTCCATCGTGTAATTCCTAATCTTAGATTGTTGTAAATATCGTTGTTGATACAGTGGGGCAGTGCTCCGATTGACTGCCCCACTGCCCCGTTGTTAGACCTCGATGGGGAGCGCCCATCCCACAGTCGGCGTGAACTGTGCGAAAGAGTTATCCGTCACACACCACAGCGGAGCGGGAAGCTGAGACCAGTCGCCCTGCCCACCGAAGTACCCATCGGTCAGCATCAGCACACACTGAGTACCCTCAACCAGACCATGCTCGCGCAGATACTCGGGCACACACGAGGGGTCAGTACCGCCACCACCCTTGGGCTTGGTCGTGTTAATAAGAGTGCCGTAGGTCTGTGCGGTATAGGTCTCGGTCGATTGCACACGGCCATCCCAGTACACCAACACCAACTCCTCGGGGCACACATCCTCCACGACCTTCTGCACATTGCCGAGGAACGCCGAGAGCAGCGGGCCTTGGATAGAGCCGGAGGTATCGATACCCACCACGATGCGGCGAAAGCTGTCGTCGTAGCTGCTAGGCATGTAGATACCAGCGCCCTGCATCCGCCGATTGAAGCGACGCCATGTGGTCTTGCCGAAACCCTTCGCCATGCTGCCCCTGATGTGGTCGGCCAAGACCTCGCGCCAATCAACCTTGGACGCAATCACATCACCAAGCTCACGCGACGCAGTACCACCCATGCGGCCAGCAACCTCGTTGCCTTGGCGAATCAACTGATCGACCTCGTTAGCCAATACATCTTTCTCAGCTTGAGTAAGCTCCTCGCCCGCAGCGAAGTCGTGCTCGTCGAACTGCTGACCAACCTTGGCACGACCGCGACCCTTGCCCTTGCCATCACTCGGCTCGTCGTTAGGCTCGCCATCCTCGCCCTCTTCACCGCCATCCTCAGGCTCCTGCTCCTCTTCTTCTTTCTTAAGAATGTCGAAGACCTGCTTGGCGTTAAGCCCACGGAAACTCTCGTCGATGAGCGGGATACGCAGGCCGTTTTTAGTAGGCACGGCGATGTGTGGGCATACCTTGGTCAGGTCGAGCAGCGGCAGATTGATAACGTAGTCGCACGCCATGTTGGTCAACTGTGCGTCCTGCTTCCAGAGCGGTGCCCACTGCACGATGTGGCGGAAGCCGATATGCAGTGCCTCGTGGAGAATCACGAACACCAACTCGGGGTCAGTCAGGCCGTCCATGAAGTCGTCGCCCATCACGATGTTGCGGCCATCGGTGTAGGCAGTGGGGCACTGCCCAATCTTAGTGTCACCGAACATGACGAGCGGGGCGAACTGCGAGAGTTCCTTGGTGCGAGCGATGGTGCTTTGGGCTTTCTCGATGCGCTGCGAGCGGGTCAGGGTAGTCATTGCATTGTGTCCTTGTGTTGTCGTTGTGTGTGCCCCGGCTCAGCACCGGGGCGTTGTGTGTTGTATGGATTACAGATTGAACTTGTTGAGGATGTCGTCGAGCTTAGCCTTGGCAGCGACGCGGGCACCGGCATCTTTCTTCAAGTCGCCGAGGTCAGTCACGGCAAGCAGGCGACGCAGGTCGTTGCCCATCTCCGACAGTCGCGGGTCACCGCCCACGTTCAAGTCATTGAGCAGGCCGACGAACTCCTCGGCATTGGACAGCATGGAGTCGTGCAGCTTGGTCTTCTTGCCATCGGGGCGTGAGCCGTCGAAGTTGGACTCCTTGAGCTTGTCGGCCATGTGGCTAACGATTTTGTGCAGGCGCTCCCACACATTCTGCATGGCGCGTGCCTCGCGGCTGTGTGCCTCGTGCATGGAGTGCTCGACCACCTCGGCCAGACCCGCGTTGTTGGTATCGACCATCCAGTGACCAGCGGTCGGCACCGGGGAGTACATCTTGTTGAAAGCGAACTTGCCACGAACCTCGTGCTCAGTGGGGTAGTTGGAGCGGTCGAACATCTTGCCCAAGGTGAACGCAGCGGCAGCAACGTGAGTGTTGTAGTCGGCCAAGAAGGCATCGACCATATCCCAATACTGCTTCTCAAACTCCCCAAGCTGCGCCTTGTGATCAAGCATCAGCGACATGGGGAGCAGGCGCAGGCCGTTGTCATTCCACGGCATGGTCAGGTTCTTGTTCCAAGTCCGCACCAGCGCGGCGAACTTCTTGATGGTGTCGAGTTCCTTGCACTCGGCGAGCAGGTTCTTGAGGTAGGTGCCCGCCTTGTGGCTGGCGTTGTTGTCCACGGCCACATCGTTCGCGACTTCGGAGTCGGTCACGGTGGCAGAGAAGACCTTGATGGAGAGGTCGAACAGCACGGCGCTGCTCGCGATTGTGGTGGCGTTGTTTGTCATGGCAGTGCCCTCGTTGTTGGTCAGGATGTTGTTGTTGGTGTTGATGGTCATCGTGTTCATTGCATGTGTCCTTTTGGTTATGTGGATACTTTAGGAAATTTCCTAAACTATCGTTTGGGATGTGTTTCGACTTGGTTAGTTTAAGTGAGTGTATGGATTACGTCAATCAATTACATATGTAAATACTTGTCTGTGTCTCCCCAATAGTTTGGATGATTCGTATCGTCGCCATCATCCCACCAGCACGCGAGGGGAACTGGCTTGGGTTTTAACGGGGCGATATACAGCGGATGGTTGACCCCTTGAAACTCTTTCTTAAGTTTCACTTTGGCGTACTTCTTTTTTAGTTGAGCGAGTTGGTTACAGGCACGGCGGTTAATCCGGCTCAGCTTGTCCATGTTCTTAGACATCATTCCTCCGATTGCCCCGGCTCAGCACCGGGGCGTTGTGGGTTAGGGGTTAGTACTTGAAGCTATTGAGCGAAGCCCACTTCTGGTACTCGTGAGTCGTCACTGTTAAATCCCATAGCTTGGACATCACGGTGACCTCGTGCTTGCTGGCAGCTTTCTCGGCGGCATCCTTGACGCTATGCACGAACATCGTCTGTGCATCAGGAGCCAGCCCACCCATCATGTAGGTGAACCAACCAGCTATCCGATTCTTCACCTCAAGCTTGCTATCGGGAGCAGGCAAACCGTAGCCAGCCCCGGTAATCCACACGCAGGCATTGAGCGAGCAGATGATGTGCGCCGCTATGGATGTGGGGTAGGGCGCATTGCCCGCCATAATTTGCTTGGCGCTGGGCAACTCCATTGCGAAGTTCTTAAACACAAGCATCGAGCGAGCAGCTTGGTTACCAATCACACCCTGCAAGTCGGCGAGCAGCATCTGCTCCGTGTACCGCAAGCCCATTGCCTGAGCATTGAAGTAGGCATGGAACACATTGGATGCAAACTCAAGACTGCGAGCAGTCACACAGCCCTGATCACGCGCAGGATTCTTGGGGTCAGGGTTATACACCATGCTCTTGATGTCATCCGGCAGGCTGGCAAAGTCCGGGTCGAGGTAGCTGGCAAAGCACAGCGGAGTTTGCTTGACCCATCCCTGCACGATGGGATGGATGTTGTGCTCGAAAGCCCACGGCAGCCATTCGTCGGTATACGGATTCCTAACGTAGTGCATGGTGACCTTGTTCCGCGTGTGGCTCTTGACCATATCGCCCACGCCATCGGTGCCGAGGTTGCCGGTGCCAATGATTACGCTGTCGGGGTGCAGCATCATCGAGAGCAGGCGACGGCAGCCAGTCTTCTTGTCCTTGGAGAACAGTTGATGCACGGCGTTTTGGGACGCAGGGTTTTGGGGCTTGCTGTACTCGTCGATGAGCAGCACCACCGGCTTGTCAGGCGTGAAGCCGAAGATTTCATTGAACCAGTAGGCAAAGGTCTTGCTCTCCGGGTCAGGCATGGGAATAGCCAAGTCAGCCGGATCCAGCGTCTGCATGTCGAGGAAGACCAGCGTGTACTCCGTCCCCATAATCCGCGTGAGCGAGTCGGCAATGTACTGGCCGATTGAAGTCTTGGCCGTGCCCGGAGGGCCGAGAATCAGGTGTGCTTGGTTAGCACCACACACAGCGTCTGCAATGATGGAGTCGGCAATGTCGATGATGCCGAGACGGGTCAGGGTGTTGTTGATAGTAGCCATGTCATGTGTCCTCTTTGTTGTGTGGATACTTTAGGAAATTTCCTAAACTATCCTTCGTTGGTGTCTCTGATTTGGTAGTTGGAGATGTGACTGTTATTACTTTCATCCTTCGATGCTTTGCTCACAATCTCCCAAAGTTTTGCAGCATCCTTTTTGCTAAGCCCTCGCAGTTCAAACCGCTGGCAGTTGTCGTACTCGTAGTAGTCCACGATAAATGTGTGCATCTTAAAATCCCCTAGATTTCAAACTTGTCGCCGTAGGAAAACACGAACACTGACCCTTCGGTTGTGTGTCCTTCAATCATGGTGCCGCCCCATCCCATCTTGCGGGCCAGCATCTGAGCGGCACGGATGTGCGGATTGCAGTCATCGTGCGGATACGAAATGGTCAGGGAATACCCCCCTCCCGTCGTCGCTTTGATCCGCGCTGGCTTGGTGTTGGTGGCAGAGATGTACTTGGTGGAAATGGCTTGCGGCATGTCATGTGTCCTCTTTGTTGTGTGTATTCGGATACTTTAGGAAATTTCCTAAACTATCGGTCGTACTCGTCTGCATCCCCGTAAGATGACGGGATTCTCTCGCCGGTATGGGCGCATCGAAGACCTGAGTCTTCCCAATTAATATCGAAGGCAACCACACGCCATCCGCAGTTGGAGTTGTCGCGGATTGCACGGATGATTTGCTTGGCTTCCTGTTTGGCCGCTGCAAAGGACAGGGCTTCCCCATCCGCGCACAGGAAGAACATCTGATACCCACCGGGCCATGCGTATGCACCGTTGCGGATAGCGTCTTTGAATTGTTTGGTGGTCATTGCCATTGTCATGTGTCCTCTTTGTTGTGTGGATACTTTAGGAAATTTCCTAAACTATTCTTCGGGCCATTCGGCACCGACAGGGATCAGCCACAGGTCACCGTCCTGCCATAGCGTGTACTGCACGCCATCTTCCTTGCTGGTAACGATGCAGTTCGACAGACATTCATCCCACGCATCCCAATACCCCTCGTGCTCCGGGCCGATGGCAAGCACCTCTTTGACCCAACTCGACACGCCGTCGATGCAGTCTTCGTAGGTGAACTCGATGAAGTTTTGCGGGATGTAAATCCCACGGCTATCGCACAGGTAAAGCTTGGCAGACTCAGGAAGGTTGATGCTCATTGTCATATCTCCGATTGGTTTGGTTGGATACTTTAGGAAATTTCCTAAACTATCGTTTGGTGCGCGTTATTGTCCCGACAGAAGACATTGTACGCTCTTGGTGTACTAAGTCAAGCATTTGAATGATGACTTGAATTAGCGTATCTGATTGTCCGGATAGTTTAGGAAATTTCTTAAACTATCTTGCGCGGGGCGTAACTTGCCCCGACAGAAGACATTGTACGCTCTTGGTGTACTAAGTCAAGCATTTGAATGATGACTTGAATTAGGGGATTGAATTGGA